TAAACGAATATTTCAGAAATGCTACACCAAAAGAACAACAAGCCCTCATCGACGCAGCCGTTGCAGAACGCAAACGGAGAGCAGAAGCCGCAGAGCCAGCTGGAGGAGACGAGGCAAGCGAACAAGCTACGGTTGTTGCTGGGAGCGGTGCAGAGCCTCAACAGCCAGTCGTAGCCAGTGAAGAACCAGTTAATGGTAACGAAGCCGATGCAGACGCATTAGCGAAGGAAGCCGAAGAAAAACTGAGCGAGCGCATCACCGACACAGAAGACGAGTGGACGGAACCAAGCGAATATGGAGAAATCTACAAGCACCGTATGTTCGTTGATGGCAAGGAAGTTATCAAGGTTGACGCTCCTGACAAGAGCAAGAATTATCCCGGAACCTATTATGAAATTGACGGCAAGCAGTTTGGCGACCTCTACGAAGTAGCCAACTATATTGACGGCAATGAGCAGCCGTTGTCTGCCAAGATTGAAGCAGCCTCAGCCGAAGTGAACACCGACCCCACCGAGGCACAGAAGGAAGCCGGCAACTATAAGAAGGGACATGTGCAAGTCGGTACGTTCGACATCACCATTGAGCAGCCGCAGGGCAGCGTGCGTAAAGGCACCGATGCTGACGGCAAGCAATGGGAAAGCAAGATGAACAACACTTACGGCTACATTCGTGGTGCCGTGGGTGTTGACGGCGACCACATTGACGTGTTCCTCTCCAATGATATTGACGGTTGGAACGGGCGCAAGGTGTTCGTTGTTGACCAGTACAACCCCGACGGCAGCTTTGACGAGCACAAGGTTATGCTTGGCTTCAACGATGTGGACGAGGCAAAGAGCGACTATCTTGCCAACTATGAGAGTGGTTGGGAAAATGGTCGCAGGATTGACGTGTCTACTGTGAACCTCGAAGACTTTGAAAAGTGGATTGCATCAAGCAAGCGCAAGACAAAGGCTTTTAGCGAGTATTCATTGGTGAAGAAAGAGACGTTCGGCAACTCCTTTGACGATTTCGTCCGTGATAGTGGAGATGAGGTTATACCTAATGGCGTAACTCGTTCTAATGTTATCAACTTTGCTGAAAGAGTACTTGAAAAATATCCTTCACACACCGAAAGCTATGGCACATACAATGCCAAGCGAACAGATGTTGAGATACCAGCCAACAAGTTGTTCAAATCGGAAAGTGAATTGTTCACTGCAAAGAATGGTAACTCTATTGCCGTGAATGATACACAGGCTAAGGCTCGTTATGAGCTTGTTGCTCACAAAGATGCACAGGGTCATTTGAAGTCTGTGTCTGTAATAAAGTATCATGATTTTGACTATAATGATGCAGAGCCTTTGGTAAAGTCGGTGAAGAAGGACGTTGTGGAAATCAATGCACCGGAAGAAGCCGGCTATTCCATCACTCCTTCAACCTACACCAATAAGAGGGGCAAGACGAGCGATGTTTCTCTCCTTACCTTTGACCATGACTTGACAGCCGACCAAGAGCGTGCAGTCAAGGAGTTTGCCAAAGAACGTACAGGCGAGGGACGCTTTGCCCCTGTACGCGGATGGAAAGACCGTGAGAGCGGTGGTTGGATGTTCCGTAGCGAAGAGGACGCACGCAAGGCCGCTGAAATGGTTGGTAATGAGGAAGCAGTTGCAGACAACCAGCCAATGACAGCGCAGGAACTTCGCGATGCAGTGGAGCCGAAGAAGCCAACTGCAAGCAAGAAAACCGCAGTCAAGAAACCTGCAAACATCGTAGAGAGCGTGCCTACAGAAGAACCAATAGAGCCGGAGAAGCCTAAGTATGAGGTCAGTGACGAGGAAATGAACGGATTGATGAATGACATTCGTGATATTCTCGGTATTGGTGGCGACGAGGGCGATGCCGGGTTTAAGTTCCGTGATCCGGACGAACTGACTGCAGAGCAGCGTCAGAAGCTCATGTCAGTCGGTCAGCGTCTGGCCATGGCCGTGGTTGAGCGTGGCAATGAGTCGTTTGGCAACTATGCCTCCATGATGGTTAAGGCATTGGGCGACAAGGTACGCCCTTGGTTAAAGGCTTTCTATGGAGGGCTGGAGTATGTTCCCGGCTATGACAAATACGCCCTCACTCCATACGAAGAGGTAAAAGCCTTTGACGTGGAGAATTTCGACAAGCCTACCAAGGACGTAATGGCACAAGCCAACATGATAGTTGAGGAAGGCAAGGCGCAAGTGGCCGCAGAAAAAGCAAACAATGAATTAAAGGCAACAAGAAATGAGCAACGAAAAGAAACCGAAAAGCAGACAGCAGCAAATACAGATGCTGTTGCAGCAGAAGCAGAGTCTGTTGCAAGCGAAGCAACGGCTCTCGCAGAAACTTCAAGCGACGAGCAAGCCCTCACCGGAGCAGCAGAGCGAGTAGATGAAACCCTCGACAAGGTAAATGAGCAGCTTGCCCTGCTTGGCTACTATGAGGCTGACGAGGTGGAGAAGGACTACAACGAGGCATACGGCTACATGCGTAATGCCGAGAAGAAGGCCGTCAAGGATGCAGCCAACCTTGCAAGCCAGTTGATTTCTGATTTGAACCTTAGCCACTATGAGGCTTCTCACTCAAAGCAGACGGATAAGAAAGGCAATCGTAAGAAAAAGCCACTTGCAGTTTCCAACATTTCCCCTATTGGAGGTGATGTGTCTATACACCTGCCATTAGAAGAAGGACGCGAGCTGTATCTGACAATAGGCGTTGAGCCAAGAGCAGCCAAGGGTGTAGATGGCTTTGGAGGCAGCGACCTTGAAGTTACTCACATCATGTTCCGTGTTGACCATCCTGGAGGCACCGGCAATGACCGCTACGGTAGAAATGTATTCGTTGACAGCAATGTTACGTATTCTGACCTTCTGAAGCAGGTGCAGCGTGAAGCCTATAAATATCTTATAGGTAGTGGCGTGACCAATGAAGGAGAGTATGCAGCAGGTGACAAGGTGCAGTATTCAACCGATGGTGGTCGCACATGGACTGATGCAGTTGTAGTGCAGCCGAACGATGAGGGCGGCATCCGCATTGACACCGGCCTTGCTCCTGTCATGTGGGTTAATGCTCACCCGGACCAGTTGCGCCATAAGCCAAGCGAGTCAGCCGAGCCGAAGCATGAAGCCGTTGGTGACTTCTACGAGGATGGTATTAACGAGGATGCCGTTGCGGCATTGCCAGAAGACACTGCCATACAGCTTCATGTTGTTGACATTCTCAATCCGGGCATGACTGACCATTCAATGAAGTCGAAGATCGAGAGCCTCAACACATTGCTTCCTAAGATTTCAGACAAGAAATTGTCGGAACTCGACAAGGAGTATGGCGACGACAAGGATATGGGCACCCATATCAAGGCAGAGGTGGCGAGACGTGCCAAGGATGGCGGCGTTCAGCCAACATCATCAGAGAAACCAGCAGACAAGCCAAAGCCTGCATCCAAGAAAAATGCAACTAAGAAAGTTAAACCAGAGCAGCCTGTAGGTGATTTGTTTGCCGGGCTGTTTGATGAACCAAATAATAATGAAACAGCAGACAGCAATAGCAGTAGCCCAAGCCAAACAGTGGCTGGAGCAGAACGCCCGGACACCGTGGGCATTGATGAAACTGGAACTGATGGAGCAGAACGCACCACAGCAGTTGCAGGAACTGACGGAGAGCGGTCAACTGATGCAAGCCGTGAAAACGGACGAGAAGCAGCTGACGGAGCAGTACATGGAACTGATGAGGTCGGGGGAATACAACCACCAGTCGGAAATCGGGGACGTGATGAGAGCACAGCTGATGGAACAGTTTCCAACGGAGCCACAGATGAGCGTGGACGAGTTGCTGGACCGCGCACTGTTCAGACAGGAGAGATTGACGGTGGAGGAAAAGAACTTTCTTCGGGAGAACCTGCCAGCTCCACTGGCGAGGGAAGTAGACCTTCTGCCGTAAAGAAGCAGCGTACACCTGTGCGCAAGTTTACAAATAACTTCCATTATGGCACAGACGGCAATGAAGCCGACAACTATACGCCTGCACAGCGTTTGGAGGGCAACGTGTCAGCCATTGAGGTAATAGCCAAACTCTTCAAAGAGGGACGTAAGGCCACTGATGAAGAAAAGCAGATACTTTCTCGTTTCCGTGGTTGGGGACAGATAGACCAGTTGAGCAAGTTCTATTCTGTTGACCAAATGCGTAGGGACACCTACGGCAATTCGCCATACCGCAGACTTGCAAATGCAATCGACACGCTTGACCCAGACGGCAAGAAAGGCGTGTTTGCAGGTATCAAGCGAGCTGCCCTATCGTCATACTATACCCCGACCAAGATTGCAAGTGCGATGAACTCTTTCCTTTCGCTTGCAGGTTTCAAAGGCGGCACTTTCCTCGATCCTTCAATGGGCAACGGCATCTTTGAGGGAACACTTCCCAAAGACATTCAAGAGCGCACAATGATAACTGGCGTTGAACTTGACTGGCTTTCGGGACAGATTTCACGCGCCCTTTATCCTGATGCTGATGTGCGCATTTGTGGCTTTGAGAAGTCGGAACTCACACCGAACTCGCAAGATGTGGTGACAAGTAACGTGCCATTTGGTGACATCGAAGTAAACGACCCGACATGGAAGAACGACAACAGTCCTGTTAAGCGGTCGGCACAGAAGAGAATTCACAACTACTATGCTGTGAAGATGCTCGAACTTACACGCCCCGGCGGAATTGTTGCCATGATGACAAGTCCTGCCGTGATGGACACGCAGAGCAACCAGCATATCCGTAGATACATAGCCGAGCAGGGCGAGTTCCTGGGAGCTGTCAGACTGCCCGACAACACATTCCAAGGCACAGGCGCAATGGCCGACATCATCTATATCCGTAAGTGGAAGGATGAAGAGGACGCTCAGAAGACACGAGAGAACCCTGACTATGCGGCACGTGAGCAAGCATTTTTGTCTTCCGCTGAGACCACTGCACCCAACAAGCGCAATGGTGAGAAGCAAAAGGTGTCGCACAATGCCTACTATGCGAGCAACCGCAAGAACATGATTGGCGACGTAGTGGCAGGTAATCAATACAATGATAAGAGTTTCGGCTTACATAGCGAACTGACCACCGATCAGATAGCCAAGGAAGTTGAGAAAGCAGTAAAGCGTATTGTTGGTGACCGCAAGGGAATGCTCTTTGACACCACACGCACATCACGCGAGGTTAAACAAGCCGTTCGTGAGGAGTACAAGGGTGATGGCAACTGGGTAAGTACTGGCAACCTTGTCATTCAAGACGGCAAGGTCGGTGTGCTGACCGCTACCAAGAATGAGTATGGCGAGGTGACAAGGGTGTTTGAAGAGCAGCCACAGCTGGCTAAGCAGAAGAAGCGTATCATTGCCATGGGAGAGGTACGTACCGCTATGAAAGAACTCATTGCAGGGCAGATTGATGGACTTTCGGACACGAAGCTCAACATGCTACGTGCCAAGCTCAAACGAGCATACGATGAGTTTGTCAGCAAGTATGGCAAGTTGCAGGACACCGACAACGCTGTTGTCCTCAGTGACATTGACGGCTATACACTGCAAGCACTTGAAGTATGGAAAGGCGGCAAGTTCCAAGGGCTGTCCGACATCTTCACCAAGAACACCATCAAGCCAGCCCTTAAACTTGAAGATGCCAAGACACCGCAGGAAGCCATAACCACCTCGTTAGCAGAGTATGGTGAAATCCGTGGCGAGTATATTGAAAAGGCTTTGGGCGCAGACTGGTTTGAGCAGTGTGGAGACCTCGTATTCAAGGAGCCAAACGCCACCGACCGCTATGTAACGCGCGATGAATACCTCAGTGGCGATGTAGTAGCCAAATTGGAGGAGGCCAAGACCGCAGCTGCAACAGACCCGACCTTTGAACGCAATGTCAAGGAGTTGGAACAGGTGCAGCCAGCCACTATACCATTCGACGACATCACAATACACCTTGGTGCGCGATGGATACCGCAAGAAGTACTCAACGATTTTGTGAAAGAGACCCTTGGATTGCACGCGTCGTCTTCACGCAACTATGAGTGGGTTGATGGTGAGCGTAGGGAAATCATCAAGAGTGGCGTAGTGTATGTCCCGGAAACAGACACCTTTGAAATCAATATCGAAGCAAAGGAACTCGGAGGACAGGCAGATGATTGGAAGACTGCCGACAAGAGTGTCAAGGAGATATTCCAAGCAGCCCTTGAAGACAAGGACTTCCGTATTGTGCGTAAGGATAAGGACGGCAACACATGGATTGACCAAGAGGCTACCGAACTTGCCAACAGCAAGGTGGCAGACCTCAGAGAGCATTTTGAGCAATGGTTGCCCGGTGATGATGCCCGAGTACAGACGATGGAGAGAGCCTATAATGACCGCTTCAACCGCATTGTGCTCCGCAAGTGGGATGGTTCACACCTCAACGTGCCCGGATTGATGGGCAAGGAACTCCGTCCGCATCAGAAAGATGCCGTATGGATGCTCATCAACAACCGAGGCGGTATTGTTGATCATATCGTAGGTGCAGGTAAAACACTTGTAATGCAGTCAGCTATTATGGAAATGCGCAGAATGGGCATAGCCAAGAAGCCTATGATTGTGGCATTGAAGTCAACTGTGCCACAGATAGCACGCGAGTTCAAGGAGGCATATCCTACCGCACGTGTGCTTGCACCATCAGAAAAGGACTTCAGTACCGAGAACCGCAAGAAATTCTTCGCCAATATCTCGCTCAATGATTATGACTGCATCATCGTGAGTCATGAGCAGTATTGCAAGATACCGCACTCCGAGGAGGCAGAAGGCGATGTAGTGAATGAGCAGCTGGCACAGCTCGATGCCATGATTGAATACCTTTATGGCACAGGAGACAAGAGCCAGCTCACCAAGCGACAGATAAAATCGCTTGAAAAGCGCAGACAGAACCTGCACGCCAAGTTGGAAAAACGACTTGACCGCAGCACCGACCGCGAGTTCTGCTTTGAGAACATGGGCATAGACTATCTGTTTGTGGACGAGTGCCACCAGTTCAAATCATTGCCCTATGTCACCAGTTACCAGAACGTAGCAGGGTTGGGTGAAGCGTCAGGTTCAAACAAAGCCGTTGCTCTGCTTACTGGCATCCGTCACTTGCAGAAGATGCACCAAGGTGACAAGGGAACAGTGTTCCTTTCGGGAACGACCATCACCAACTCTCTTGTTGAGATATACAACCTGCTCAATTATTTGCGTCCGCGCAAACTGGAGCAGTTGGGTATGCCGACCTTTGACGCATGGGCAAGTACCTTTGCCGTACATTCGTCAGAGTTGGAGGCTGGTGTTTCCAACGAGTTCAAGATGAAAGACCGTTTCCGCTATTTCGACAATGTTCCCGAATTGTCGCAGCTCTATGCGGAGATTGCCGATGTGCGCAACGACTATAACCTGCAACTGCCCAAGCCAAAGGTGGACGGAAAGACTGTGATTGTTCCGCAGTCAGATGCAGTGGCTGAGATAAACCGCGAGGTTGTGAATATGCTTCAGACCAAGGACGGTAGCTATTTCGGTATTCACCCGAAAGACCCGAAAAAATTCCCATGGGGACTTGTGGCATCGGGCATATCGGCAAAAGCGGCAGTCAGTCCGCGTCTTGTGTTCCCGGAAATGGATGATAGTGTCGGTAAGATTTCCTATTGCTGTGACAACATCAAGAAGTCGTATGACGAAATGAAGGAGCAAAAAGGCGTGCAGCTTGTGTTCTGTGAACTTGGTGTCCCAACAAAGGGCAAGGAATACGATGCCTATCATGACATTATCAACCGACTGACAAAGGACTACGGCATACCCCGTGAAGAGATAGCCTACATTCAGCAGGTGAAGAACGATACAGAAAAGGAAGCATTGTTCCAAAAGGTGCGTGACGGCAAAGTGCGTATTCTCATTGGAGGTACACGAAACATGGGTACCGGTGTGAATGTACAGACACGCATCACCGACCTGCACATGCTGACCGTGCCATGGCAACCTGCCGACTTGGAGCAGTGTATTGGCCGTGGTAGCAGACAGGGCAATGTTGTGGCTCACGATTTCCTCAATAATAAGGTTCGTGTACACTACTATGCTACTGAGGGAAGTCTTGACTTATACAAGTATCAATTGCTTGACGCGAAGGGCAAGATGTTCACACAGTTCAAGATGGGAACCATATCTGGTGAACGCAGCTTTGACGAGGGCGATGCTGACGAAAACGGCAATATCGACCCTGCTCAGATGGTTGCTTTACTTTCTGGCAATCCAATTATCTTTGAGAAGTCAAAGCAAGACAAGTTGGTGAAGAAGTTGAAGTCACTTTACAACGGCTTCTTGCGTGACCAACAGCGTAAGAGACAGAACTACGAGACGGTGACGAAGAAGGTTGATAACCTGAAACGCCTTATCTCGTTAAGCGACAGTGATGTGCATGACCTGCAAAGAGAGGGCTTCAAGCCAGACGAAAAAGGCACATATCCCTCAAAGGTCAAGGTGTGCGTAGAAGGTTCTTATTATGGACAGGACTTTGACAAACCAAAGGAAGCTGGCCAGTATATCCTCGAACAACTGAAGAACAACAAGAAAGTGGTGCTTGCAGGCTTCGGTCAGCGTGCCGATGTCGTGTTTGTAACAGGCGATGATTTGTTGTCTTCACACTACGAGGTGCAGCTTGGAGGAAACAACGCATGGAGCATCCGTTACACAAAGCGAATGCCACAAGACCCGACACAGGCAGGTCTTGTATTCCGCAGTCTGTTGGAGCAGATCATCCATAACAATGAGGTGTACCATCGCGAGTATGACACCAACAGCGAAATGTTGAAGACCATGCCTAAGGGTGATGCGCCATTCCCCAAGCAGAAAGAACTCGATGAAGCCATTGCCAAGCAGAAAGAACTCGATGCCGAGTACAACAAGCTTGGACAATCGGAAGAAGACAAGACGAAGTTCCGTTTGCTTGATGAGGATGATCCGAAGGCAATGGAGCTGGAGTCTTTGCCGGAGAGTGAGTTGGTTCCTGTTTACCGTAATGTGCAAGCCTTTGAGGATGATGCACTGGGTTCACCTATGGCATTTACCGATGCCGAGACAGGCGAGCGCAGAACATTGGAAGGCAGACGTTGGAACTATTCTGCACCTCCAAAGGTGGAACTCACGGAGGAGCAGCAGCGCAAGCTGGACGAACTCAACAAGTCTGGCTACATCATGGTTGACGGCAAAAAGAGTACAGAGTTGCAGATCAATGACGGTTTGAAATTCGTGAAGCCTAAGACCAAGGAGGCACAGTTGCAGTACTTCCTGAAGAAGAACCCCGAAGACAAGGGCTTGTGGGCAGCATACGACCCATACGACCATGCCATCGAAACACCTTTGAATACGCAGTTTGGCGAGGCATACAAGAGACCCAACCTTGTTGTGGTACGCAGCCTCATCCCGAAATCGGAGATAGACGAGCCGTTCCACGCAGACTATGCTCTGTTGCCTACCGGTGCCCATCAGTGGAACAATGGCCGCACGCTGTATCTTTCACGCTGGAGCAAGATAGACAAGGTGCTCACCCGTGAGGAGGAAGCTAAGCTCATTGACGAGTACTGGAAGAAGCATCCGGGAAAGCGTGAGGAGCTGAAGACCCACCGTGACTACAAGCGCTTTGTGCCACAAGTGCGCAGAGAGTTGGAGAAGATGGGTTACCGCTTTGAACTTGACGGCAAGGAGTTGACACCGGAGGAGAGTCTTGCACTCGACAAGCAGAACTGGGAAAGCCGCGATGTTATCCCCGGACGCGAAGGACACACACCATTCGTCAGCAACGAAGACATAGCACGCATCAATGCGAAGATGGCCGGCAAGTGGGTAGGCGAACCGAAGGAAGCAATGGAAAGTGCGATGAGCGAGAGAGTGACCGAACTGTCCGAACGTCTGCATACTCCAGTGCGCATCATCCGTACAGAGGAAGAAGTGGCTGCATTACCTTCCGTGCGCCAGCGCAGAATGAAGGGTAGCTTCAATCCTATAACCGGCGAGGTGACTATTGTTGTTCCCAACAATGCTAACATGGCAGACATTGAGAATACGTTTGTGCATGAGGTTGTGGGTCACGATGGTTTGCGCGTGCTGTTCCCTGATGAGGCTAAGCTGAACAATGCCCTTGATGAACTCTATCGTGTGTCTAAGGACGAGATACGCGGCACCATTGACCGCATGGCGCAGAAGATGTACGATGCCGAGGTGGACCGCATACGTGAGAAGAAACGCAAGGAGCATGTAGCCAATGGCGAGGATGCCAACGCTTCATACTATGCAGACATGGCAGCAGCACATGCCGAAGCCGGAAAGAAGCGTGAGCAGTTCAAGCGTGATGCAACAGAGGAATATGGAGCCGACCTTGCCGGACGTATCGGTGAGAAAGGCTTCGAGAAGATGAGTGCCGAAGAACTTACGTTCTGGGGCAAACTGAAAGCCATGCTCCAAAAGGCTCTACAAAAATTGTTGGACGGATTGAAAATCCCCGGCAAGAGGAAGTGGGGTGATAAGGACTGGGCGTTTGTTCTGCATGAGGCATACAAGCGTAAGAAGAATGGTGGTAAGCCTACTGTGTTCGATGCTGCTGATACTGAGGTTATGCGCAGGAAGACAGGTTTCGGCGATACTAAGTTCAGTGATGGGTATAAAAAAAGTGCCCAACCCAATGAGGCAGCACTTAAGCACTTAGATCCTATTGATGTTGAACACGCTGCAAAGGACAATCATAGTCCAGAAACAGACCCAGATGGCGGCATTATGTTCCGCGACGGTAATATGGGACTTGAAGAAACCATCACTAAGATGAAGGTTGAGGCAAGCCAAGCCAATGCCGACAACTGGCAAGCCAAGCAGGATGCAATGAGAGCCATCGGTGGCAATCTTAACAAGTTGCGTCAGGCAATGGCACGTCAGAGAGAGTATGACCTATCAACTGTCAAGAGCATAACAGACCTTGCAAAGGTGTTGCTTGAAAACGGATTGCTCGATGATCTGAGCAAGTATGAGACAAAGCGCATCCTATCAGCCGTGAACAATGTACATGGCAAGCAGGACGTAAGTGATTACGTTCAGAAGGTTATGGACATCATGGTTGAGAACCAGCTACGCATGGGAGCTAACCAGCTGGGCAAACTCCTTTCCATCCGTGGAAGCCGCGTTGACGCGCGAGGTATTGAGGTGCAAGGACAGCTTGACCCAGAAGGCCAGCGTATAGCGCAGGTGGTTAGGAAAGCCACTTCCTTACCAAAGGAGAACATAGAGGAGCGCATTGCCGATTGCACCAACCGTATGGGTAGTGACGACAATGCCGTAGCCGAGGAAGCAGCCATCGAGTACAGCGGCCTGTTGCTTGCCCATCAGTTTGTAGAGGACATTACCGAAAGCAAGGCTGAGGAAAAGGCTCTCCGCGAAAGCATTAAGGAAGCCAAGGCCGACTTGGATGCAGGAACGATGGAAGCCGATGCTTACCGTGAATACGTGGAGTCAACCAACGATGCCATCCGTCAGAATAAGATAGAGCGAGCCGAAGCCTACCGCAGTATAGTGGAGCAAGTAGGCGGTGTTCTTGGTGGCAGTGTTGAGCGAGCCAAGGCATGGCGTGAGGCAGAGAAGCAGCGCGTTGAGACCATCCATCACAATGCCAACTCCGATATGACCGGCAGAGCTAACGACGAGCATCACAAGGAAAGCAAGGCACAGAAGATAGCCAATAACAGTATAGTGCGCTTTGTTCTTGCACCTTTAGGCACGTTCGACCAGATGCTGAGAATGTTCGGAAAGAAAAGCGTGAACGGTGAGGGCTACTTGTGGAACCGCTATATGCGTGGATGGGTTGAGGCTACCGAAAAGGAGTACACCGGTTATCAAAACGCCTTGAAGACGCTCGACGAGAAGGTTAGCGAAGTATTCGACAAGAAGATGAAATGGGGCGACCTATTCTCTTTGGAGCGCAACCTGCCCAAAGCAACTGTTACCTTCTGGGACGGTGGCGAGCAGAAGGCACACGAGCTGACACAAGGAAACCTTCTGTATATCTACATGGTTGACAAGATGGCAGACGGCCGCATGAAGTTGCGCCGTATGGGTATCACCGAGGAAGATGTGGAGAACATAAAAGAATTTGTTGATCCTCGCTTCTTAGAACTTGCCGACTGGATGCAGGACGAGTTCCTTGTGGAAAAACGCAACGAGTACAACGAGGTGCATAAGCGCATGTTCGGTGCTTCAATGGCAGCGATTGAGAACTACTTCCCTTTGAAGATACTTGCCAATGCGAGAATTGAAGAAGTGGACGTAGCCGACGATACAACCGACACCGCATTGCCAGCAACCTCAACCGGTAGCATCATCAAGCGCAGACGCAACAATCTTGCCCTTGACGTGATGGGGGCAGACGCATTCAGCGTTATACTTGACCACATTCAGCAGATGGAACGTTGGGCATCCTTTGCAGAGTTCAACCGCGACTTGAACACCTTGCTGTCATACAAGCGTTTCCGCAATCAAGTTATGAACATGACGAGTGTTTATGGTGGTGGAAAGACTCTGTGGAAGAACTTCCGCAATGTGTGTAGTATGGCCGCAGGAGCCTATCGCCCACCAGTTGCAGCCCTTGACAAGGCCGCAGTGAATGTGGCGAAGGGCGTAACGGCAGCCAAGGTTAGTTTCAGAGTGTTCACGGCATTAAAGCAGTTCCTCTCTATGCCAGCTTATCTTTCTGACAGCAGCCCTGTATATCTTGCAGGAAACATTGCCAATCCAATAGGAGCTTGGAAGTGGTCGATGGAAAACCTTCCACTCTTCGAGAAGCGTTGGAAGAGCCGCATGGCAGGAGACCCAAGACTGATGAAGAGCGAAATGGACTGGAAGATGTGGCAGAACCGCGCTGTTGAAATAGCCTCGCGTATCGGTATGTCTCCTAATGCCTTTGTCGATGCACTGACTGTTGCCATTGGTGCACACTCTATGTATCAGACCAAGAAGAAGAAATATCTTCGTTACGGCTATGATGAAGAGACGGCAGAGAAGCGAGCCAAGCAAGACGCTACTATTCTGTTCAACCAGACACAGCAGTCGAGTGAAAGTGCGTTCCTCTCTACGATGCAGACCGACCGTTCATGGTTGAGTGTTCTGTTCACTGTGTTCAGAAACTCTTCGATGTCGTACACACGTCAGCTGTATGATGCACTCCGTAACCTCAAACACCGTTTTGAACCCGGTTACAAAGGACTCACAGAGGAGTATCTTGCCAAGCAGATGCGCAGAGACGGCATAGACCCCGACAAGGCCGACCAGAACGCCAAGAGCGAGTATAGAAGAAGCCTGATGCGTGATATAGTCCGCGTAGGCGTGTTCGGCTATCTGTTGCAGTTTGCTTGGAACTTGGGAGCCTATCTGCCCTATCTCCTCTTAGGTGACGACAAGGACGAGAAGAGCGACATGTGGCATGACATCTTCTGCCATACCATGTTCGGCAGTATAGAAGGCTTGACTGGAGGTGACGTGATGAGTGCTGTAGGTAATGGCTTTGCTAAAGGCGAAGGTTTGAACCTATTCTCCGCTTCAAAGGATATGCCTCTTAGTTCAGACTTGCAGAACATTGTAAACAAATGGAACAAAGACAAGGTTGCCGCCATGAACGATGTGACCAATTTGATGGTTCAGTCTGGTATAGGTGTCAATCCTCAATCGCTGACAGATGCAGTGGTTGCCATCATGGACTACTGTGGTGACGACGCAAACACCTCTCGCGAGTGTGCCCTGCTTATCACGCGCATCATCAACTGCCCACAAAGTCAGATCGACAAGATTTACTTTGACGAGCTTAACGCAACGGCAGCAGAGGCGCAAGGCATGACCCCGGCAGAGATAGCCGAGCGATATGCCCGATATAAGATGCACAGAGGCGCACCGTTGACCGGATGGGCGTACACTGATGAAGCTCGCGACTCCGTAATGACTGCCCAGCAGAACCGAGTGCTTACGAAAGCCAAGGAGAAGTTGAACAGCAGAATGGAAACTGAGGAAACAAAACAGTTGCTCAGTGATTACGATGCTGTTGCCAAGCAAGAGACCGCATTGTCAAAGATAAAGAAGACGGACCGTGCAGCCTACCGCGAGGGAATGAAGCAGCTACGCCAGTCGAACGACATGCGCCAGCACATGCGCTTGAAGCGATACAAGCATGACATGAATGAACTCACGTCGAAGTATCTACGCTGCAAGAGCGCAGAGGAACGAGACTCGATTGTCAGCACGATGTTCAGTACACGTGCGAAGATGCTTGAAGACATCGGCAGATTGAAGCAACAATAGTTAAACAACAAAGGACGGTGCAAGGAATTACCTTTGCATTCGCGAAGGCAGGCTGCACCTCGGCAATTGAAAGCGAGCTTTCATTGCTCTCGGTTTGCACTGCCTTTGCACGTCCCAAATTATAAAAATATGGCAAGAAGAAAATTACATAAGGCGAGTGCTGTCATGCCTCATGAAGGAATGGACAGCGTAGCTACAGCCAAGCACACGTTGGGCGGTAACCGTGCATTTGAGGTATTGTGGCAAGCCCAGCAGTATTGGCTTGCTATGGATACGTTCCGCAGAGACCGTGAACGTAACAAGAACTACACCTACGGACGGCAGTGGGATGACTACGTTTGTGTGAATGGTCGAAAAATACGCGAAGAGGAACTCATCAAGAAGCAAGGTAATGTACCCTTGAAGAACAACCTCATTCGTCGTATGGTACAAGCTGTACTTGGTATATACCGCAGTCAAGCCAAGGAACCCACTTGTACGGCACGAGACCGCGATGAGCAGCGTTATGGCGAGACGATGAGTACCGTGTTGCAATGCAACATGCAGCTGAACCGCATGACAGAAATAAACGCACGATGTATGGAGGAGTTCCTTATATCGGGCTTTGTCGTGCAGCGTAAGTGGTACGGCTGGCGGGAAAACAAGCTGGACTGCTGGACGGACTATGTTCAGCCCAACAATTTCTTCATAGACAACAACATGAGGGACTTCAGAGGTTGGGATTGCAGTTGTGTGGGCGAGATACACGACATCAGCTTTGAGGAATTGTGCGGACGCTTTGCCAAGGATGGGAACGATTACAACCGTCTGGCCGAGATATACAAGTTTGCCAAAGACAAATCATATCTCAGTGCTACTTTTGACAACTTCGGCTATCCTCTACAAGGTTATTATGACTTCCTTGTGCCATACGACACATCGAGGTGTCGTGTAATAGAAGTGTGGAGGAAAGAAAGCAAACCACGTGTCCGCTGCCATGACGTAAACAACGGCGATGTGTTCAAGATAGACATTGAGGATTTCCAAGCCCTTGTAACAGACGAAAACAACAAGCGTTTACAAGAGGCCCGTGAGCTTGGTATGGACGAGAGCGATGTGCCGCTTATACGTTGGGAGTGGTTTATGGATAGCTACTGGTATTATTACATGCTCACTCCGTTTGGTGATATTCTGGAAGAAGGCGAAACCCCATACGAGCACAAGAGCCATCCGTATGTGTTCAAAGCATATCCGTTCATTGACGGTGAGATACATAGCTTTGTCAGCAATGTAATAGACCAGCAGCGATACACAAACCGTTTGATTACGATGTACGACTGGATTATGCGAGCTTCGGCAAAAGGTGTGCTGTTGTTCCCGGAAGACTGCTTACCGAAGGGAATGTCAATGGACGACGTTGCCGACGAATGGGCACGCTTCAACGGCATCATCATGATCAGGACACCGAAGGCCGGAACGCCATTGCCTCAGCAGATAGCCAACAACTGCACACAGATAGGTATCTCAGAGTTGCTGAGCATGCAGTTGAAGTTCTTCGAAGACATATCCGGCGTTAACGGCGCATTGCAAGGCAAGCCCGGTTTTTCGGGTATGTCGGCCAGTCTGTACAATCAACAGGCACAGAACGCCTCAACGTCTCTGCTTGACTTGCTCGACACGTTCTCTTCTTTCGTAAAAGAAGGAGCGTATAAGGACGTGAAGAACATTCAGCAGTTTTACGACACGCCACGTGTATTCAACATTGCAGGAAAGAACTCTACCATTGTGGAGTACGACCCGAAGAAGATACGCGACGTAGAGTTTGACCTTTCGATTGTGGAGAGCACAGCAACCCCAGCATACCGCGCTCTAACCAACGACATGCTTATGCAGTTGTGGGAAAAGAACGCTATCAGCGTGGAGCAGCTGTTGGAACACGGCGACTTTCCATTTGCCGACGAGTTGCTGCAGAGCATCAAGTCACAAAGGGAACAGTTGGAACAAGGCAAGGTGCCGGACGGCATTTCTCCGGAACTTGCGCAGCAGGTTCAGCAAAACGCAAACGCATCTGCCATGCAACAGGCACAGCAGATGCTACAAGCGTCTTAATAAAACTATCAGATGGAAGCCTCGGAAACGGGGCTTCTGTCTTTTCTAAGTGTACGGTTAACAATAGGAACCCATTCAGGCATATCCATTTCCCGGAAGCAGATATGCAGACCTATTGCACGTGTCATAAGCAAGTCGTCATGTTTGCCAGTAATAGCACCATACGCACCGTTCTGTTTTCGCTCATAGGTGTTGTATTCATCCAGACAGCGTTTGTCGCGCTCGATATAGAGTCGGTCGCGTACCACCTTGATGAGGGTAGAGATAATCATCGGCTTTGTTGACACATTGGTATGGAAGCCATATTTACGCGGTGCGCCCTCCCTTATTTCATCCTCCGACTGCTTGCGTGCATACAAGTTCGGGTAGATGTCTGAAATCTGATTGAGTATATATTGCGACTGGTCGCCACCTTCCACCTGACGCTCCTTGTCGTGAGTCTCCAACGTGTTAGACTCAATGACCAGAAGAGAATTGTCGTAGAACGCCGCTATCTGTGCTGCACGCCAAGCGAGTTGGTCTATGTCGCAATGTCCGTACCACTGAGCCACCACAGACGGCGGCTCGCTACCATCAATCATACTAAGCCTGTCGAATACCACGATAACAGACCAGTCAGCTTTATTGGAACGTCCACCCACATCGACAACGGTAAGATAACGGTTGACAACTTCGTAGCCTTCGAATGTTTCCGGCATTGCCCATATAGAAAGCAATCCTTGCCTGTCTGCACGGAAACGGAGATTGGAAAGTGCATCCTCTCCTTCGTCTCCATCAGCATATACCTCACCGATATACTGAGGCTGCTTGCAGAACCGCTCGAACTTCTTGACACGGTATTTGTCGAACACCATAGAACCAGAATGAACGAAAGCCTCCACATCATCAGAAGGGAACTCGGAAGCCATTACAGCAAAGTCGTCCTTACCTGCACGCTCCTCTATGTACCAGTTGATAGCCTCCAGTGTAGCCCCTTTCTCCCATAACGACCAAAGGTAGCGTCCGGACTCCTCACGATTTGACGGCACATAGGCATTCTCTCTATTTTCGTACAGCCATTGTGCAAATTCACGCATTTCATCAGCCGAAGCAAACTGCTTGGAATACTGCTCAATCTGAAACCACGATATAAAAAGAGCTTCATATTGTGATTTGATTGTAGGATCTGCAGCAGCCGTATATTCTGTGTGGAAGAAGTTTCCTGTTCCATTCGGTGTACTCTCCATTACGATCATCGTGAATGGTTCCAAAAGAATACCGGAACATGCCGAACGCACGATGTCCTGCGGTGACTTACCTTCTGTCTTTTGCCACAAACCGACCTCTGACAAATGCACAAGAGAATAGGCACCGCCACGGCATCCATTAGGACGCTCAGCAGTGCCAACCTTAATCTTGCAATTGCGTTGTGGTACGCGATGAGTGGAGCCAGACTTACCTACACCAACCAACTTCGGTTCGTTCTCGGAATATGCCTCACCCAGTTTGTGCAGGAACTCTACCGGGTATCTGTCAATCATGAGGTCGAACATATCCTTGATTTCGTCAGAAGCCGCCCCTTGATGTGCAATGATAAGTGAATTTAGTCCCTTTCGATGGTTGAACTGAAGCCATGCCATGTAGAGCTGTGTTGTAGTAGAACCACCCCACTGTCGAGCCTTCAACAATATTAGTCGTATAGGGAGACGAGCTTTTCTCTTCGCCTCAAAACGCGACACCAAAATACGCTGCGGATAGTAAAGCCGAAACAAAACGTCCTTACCAGCCTTCTTGTTGTGGATATAGACGAGCGTAGCCGCCCAGAAAGGAAAGTCGTGTTTGAAGCGTAGCCTTATGAACTTACGCGAGACCTTGATGTAATCATCATCGTTTGGCTCAACATGGAGAACAGACGAAAGAAACTTGTCGATAGACCCAGCCTTGACAAGTTTCTTCACCATTTGTATTTTCATCATCTCTACAGGGAGCCATTGGACGGGTATGGCAAAGTCAGAGATACACACTCGCACACGTTCCCCTATGGACCCTTCACCCGTGACCGGGTCGAAGTGAGCGAACATTACCTCATTTCGCCGGTCGTTTTCAGCGAGTAAGCGTGCAATCTCTGTATCTATCACATTGGTTGTCATACCATCCATTCTTTATTCGGTAAATAAATTCGCCCACTGTACGAGGCGTGAGATAGAATTTCGGTGCAGGTTGATTTACTATTTTCGTCACAAGTTCGTACACCGATTTGTCGGGCTGTTTCTCACGTAGTATAACGAACCTTCGGTAAATCTCCTCAAACATTTCACGCTTGTTGCTCCTCATCCTTGGCATCGGTTTTCCAGCTGCCATTGCTGAAATGACAATAGCAGCCCTCTCCTCGCTCACCCAAAAGCGAGAAGCCGGAGACTGAGCGACAAGTTCGAAGATGACCGGCATCACGATGATGGATGCCTCTGCGAGTTTCTCCCGATATGCCCTCATGAGGTCGTTATTACGTTCGCGTGTAAATTCAAGAATGCTGCCACTTATATAGGTATTTTTGCAAATGAATATGACACATTCTAAAGATTTTGAAGATAATGGCTGATAACAACGGAGTTAAGAGCAGACGCGACCAACAGTTGGAACGGCTGCGAAAGAAATATCCCGACAAGAAGTTCGAGGATGATGAGGAGATTTACGGTCAGATTTACGACGATTACGACCAATACGAGCAGGATCTTAGCGGCTACAAGGACAGGGAAAAGGCCATGTCCGACATGTTTGCCGCTGACCCGAGAAGTGCACAGTTCCTTGCTGACATGCACAATGGTAACGACCCATACGTCGGGCTTGTAAAAAACTTCGGCATAGAAATACAGGACGTGCTTGACGATCCTGAAATGCAGGAGAAGATAGCCGAAGCCAACAAGGACTATGTGGAGCGTGTAGCCAAGTCAAGACAGCTTGACGAGGAATATGAGAAGAACATGGACGCGAGTCTTGAAACCCTTCGTCAGTTCCAAGAAGAGCGTGGCATGAGCGATGAACAGATTGACGCTGTAGTTGATGCCGTTTTGACCGTGGTTCGTGACGGTGTAATGGGCAAGTTCTCGAAAGAGACTCTTGCAATGTTCGTGAATGCCATCAACCATGACAGCGATGTAGCCTCAGCAAGTGAAGAGGGACGTGTTGCCGGACGCAACGACAAGATTGTGGAAGGCTTGCGCAAGCGAGACAAAGGCGACGGCACTGCACCACTGAACGGCAAGAATGGCGGTGCGCCCGGCAAACAGAAATCACAAAGCATCTTTGATATTGCCAACGAAGCCATGTAGCCATGAAAGGAGAAGTCGTAAAGTTTCCTCCAGAGGGCAAGAAAGTAAAGCCAACGACCGGGAGTGCAGGGTTGAGAACCCAAGTGCCGGGCGCAATGGCATCAGTAAGCAATCTCGCGAGCGCGACAGGCGGTATAGCCCCCGGCAATCTCGCACAGACCGATAGCAAATAACATTATTCACAAATTAAAATTTTAAGACATGGACGGAGAAAACGTACCAGTAGGTGGCACTACAACCACCACCCCTGCACCCGGAACAGCCGGTGTGCAGACTCAAGTGCCGGGAGCACCCACTACCGTCAGCGGAGTGGCAGGAGCGTCTGGCGGAGTCGGTCCGGGCAACCTCATTCAGAGTGACCTCGACCAAGAACTCTACAAGTTCAAGAGTGACGACACACCGCTTATGCAGCTCATGCTGAATGCGCGTAAGGTAAAGGTGAACTCGCCCGAAGTGGAACACTACATGATTGACGAGCCACGTTCCAGCGTGACCTCGACAACCAAGGTGACGGCAGGAACAGCCAAGCAGTTCGTGCTTCCGTTGCTCGCCAACGATGCGGAAATCCCAAGACCTTACGGCACCCTGCTTGTAAAGGGTGTGGACGGTTATGCCGCAGACGGCAAGACAAAGACTCCGGGCAAAGACCTCATGTTGTTTGTGACCGGACAAGACCCAACCACGAACAACCCGATTGTGAGAGCCGTAAACGGTCCGAAGGCAAACACGACCGATGAGAGCTGTACCACTCCGGAAATTCCAGCCGGTTCAACACTCATCATTCTTTCCAATGCTCTCTACGAGACACAGAAGAAAGTTGACCCCGACCTCATCGTGCCACAAGCACAGACGGTTTATCTTCAGAAGCGCGGCATGAACCAGATTGTATCTGACTACTACGAAGCACAGAAGAAGAAAATTCCGTTCGGCAAGGCCGTGATTGCAGAAGCCGCCATTACCAACTTCAAGGTGCGCGGCAACCGTACTCTCTATGCAGGTCGTAAAGGCAAGATGACTGTTCAGACCCCCGAGGTCGGTGCTCAGACCATCTACTTCACCGAAGGTGTGCGCTACCAAGTGAAGAAGGAACTCAATCACACTGGCAAGTGGACAATTGAGGAAATCATTGCTTTGGCGAAGATGGTCTTTACAGGCGAGGACGTACCCAAGAGTGTTATTGCCCTTGCTGGCAAGAACTTCTTGGAGAATATCCAGTGCATCGACTACTCGAAGCACCCTGAAATTCAAATTACTACCAAGACCAACCCTGTAGGCTGGGTAGTGACCAATTTCCATACCGTGTTTGGTGACATCGAGTTCAAGCACGATCCAACCCTTGACCGTTTGAAGTGGAGCAATTCTGCATTTATCGTTGCGCCTGACCGTCTTGTGCACTACCAGTATTCGGCAGAGCACTCGTCGAAAGACCGTGTTGAGGGCGAGGAGGCAACACGCGAGGCAATCCTTGTGTGGGATGCACTTGCACTCAAAGGCTCGTGCCATATCTGGATTAACGGTGAGGGTGACAGCGAGAACAGCACAGCTGTGCAGATCCATCTGTGGGACAGCGCGGAAGCACCTACATCACCAGTTGAGGGAGGCGTGTACTACCTGTTGCAGGATTGTCCGGGCATCAATGCCGAGGCCGTTAGCGGTCAGATGTGGCAGTATAAGAGCGAGGCATGGATTGAGTATGCAGGTGAGGTTATGGCAACCGAGTAATCAGAAGTTTTAATTAAACCAATCATCAACCAAATAGAGGCGGATAGGTAGCAATGCCGTCCGCCTTTATTATTATCATCATTCAATGACAATGAAAAAGAAGAGAATAACCTACGGAGTGCACGGCATGATGGAATATCAATCTATCATCAAGATAGGCAGAGCTACGCTCAAAGTATTGTTCACGGACGGCTCAATAACCGCCATCGGACAAAACCCTGCGAAGTACACGACAAGCGACTTCCTTGTGCAGCACGCTATTGAAAACAGTAGTGAGTTTAAGCGCGGACGCATTACGGTGGTGGACACCATTGAACTTGACGAGGAGGTACGCATTGAGCGTAATCCTGTCAAACCAAGCACGCAGCAAGCACCATCCCCGGCAGAGACAAAGCCAGTGGCGGCAACAGCTGCCAAGGTTGAAGAACCCCAAGACATAGCGGACGAGCCGACTGAGGAAACCAATGCAGTAGATGCTGATGAGGCCGAGTCTGCAAGTGCGGACACACCTGCTACCGAAGTTGACATTGAACCTATCGAAGACGAGGTTACATCTACAGAGGAAGATGCAGCCGAGCTTAGCGAGAACGACAACGAAGAGGGCCTTACAGAAGTTGAGTTCAGTACCAATCAGGAAGCCAAGGACTATCTCACGAAGACCTTTGGCGTGAAGAGTGGTACGATGAAGAACCGTGCTGACATCGTAGCCATTGGTGAGGCTAACGGCGTTAAAATCATTTTTGTAACCGAGTAATCACAGCGACGGTATGGTGTACAAAATCGAAGTCGTGGAGCGTGACGTGCGCATTGCCATTGACGAGAACAAGACAAGCGAGCAGCTCATCAGCGATGAGGACATTGACACCTTATCGTTGAATGACATCATCCGCTCAAAGATAGTGGAAGCCGTTCGGCGTGTAGAGTCGTCCGCTCCCGTTCACTACTTGGAAGAAGGTCACGTATTTGGTGATGCCATCTACTGGGAGGAGAACGGAAGCGGTTGGACTCTGCTGCCCGATGATTTCATGCGTCTTGTTGCCTTTCGCATGAGCGACTGGGAACGCACCTGCTATATGGCCATATCAGCAGACGACCCATTGTATGACCTGCAATCGTCAAGATACAAGGGTATTCGTGGCAATGTCCAGAAGCCGGTGTGTGCCGTAGTGAACCGTGCCGAGGGCAAGGTGTTGGAGTTCTACAGTTGCAACAGTGAGGAAGCCTACGTGAAACGTGCCTCATACATTCCTTATCCGAGCATAGACGAGGAAGACGGCATAGACATCAGCGAGCGTTGTTACACAGCCGTGGTCTATACTACGGCTGCATTAGTATTAACCGCCTATGGTGCGAGCGAGCAAGCTGCCGCAATGAACACCTTGGCAAAAAGCATTTTTGAATAATGAGTTCAATACCAACAAAACAGATAGATGGTGACGTTGCGGTTGGTCGTGACGTTAACATCGGCGGCAAGGCCACCATACGCGGTTCGGCAAAGGTCGGCCACAATCTGACCGTTGACGGCTGGCTTGAAGCCAAGAACATAAAAGGCCCGAACAAAGGCCTGTTCAAAACGGCGACACAGCTACGCGAGGCTTACCCTAATCCACATGAAGGATGGTGGGCGTTGGTGACCGTAGAAGGCAGTGCAGCGTCAGATCATCTTGGCCAGCTCTATGTAGCTGACGGTGGTACATGGGTAGCGCAAGTTGACAGCAACGGTAATCCGCTGCTGAAGGGTAATCCTACGGTTGATAGCACCGAGTACATGGAAGCCGTGGAGGGAATGACAGCCGACCTCGAAGCCGTGAAGGTGGATGTTAACCAGAACAAGGAAGACGTGCGCAGCCTACGTTCTACACAGACCACTCAAGGCGAGAGCATCAACACCCTCAACACAAAGATGGGCACAGCTCAGAGCGACATCAACACACTGAAGAAGACTGTAAGCGACAACAAGACTGAACTTGCGAGCGACATCAGCGGTGTGCAGAAAGACCTCACATCATTCAAGAACACCAAAGGACAGCCCAACGGACTTGCGCCGTTGGACGAACAGAACCAGATACCTTCGCATTATCTTCCCGGCTATGTGGACGATGTGCTTGAGTTCAACGGCAGCTTCAATGACATTACTTCGCAGATGATGTCGTTAAACAAGTACTCAACGGACGAGAACTGTAGCGTTGTTTTCAGCAGAGATGCTGGTGCTTTTGTGCTGAAATACACGCAGCCATCGGAAACGGAAGGTGACTTGCGCCCGACCATCACTTACTACAACAACTGGATAGACGGTGACCTTTACGGTGAGGCCAATATGAAAGGCCGTGTGCCACACAGCAACAAGATTTACATAGACGTTACAGCCAACAAGACTTATCGTTGGGGAGGCAGCACGCTTGTTGCAATAGGTTCGGACTTGGCATTGGGCCATACCAGTGCCACTGCATATCCCGGTGACGAGGGAGCCGAGCTAAATAGCACACTCCAGACAGCGAACATACGCATTGAGGGTATAAACATTCTTCGCTTTGATGGAGTGTGGGACGGTACCGGCAAGGCACCGAGTCGTGGTTTGTGGTATGCTCCAAGTTTGGACTACGAAGGAGAGTGGTGCTTCCGTGAGTTCGGAGGTGTTAGTACAGAGACATACGGTTATCCGGAAGAAATGTATAACACCGACAGCGTAGGACGTTCAGACCATATCTATTGTTGTGCAGACGAGTTGTTCCGTATCGTTGACAAGAAGATGCAGAGGATTGGCGGCAGCGGCAGCTCTGCCAGCATTTACAACCCGACGGTGGAGCAGGGAGGACACTACTATGTGTTGTGTGATACCGACGATACGGCCAATTCAGCTGTTCACGCAGCGAAGGAAAATGGCAAGGCTGCAGTAGGCCTGATGATAACCTTTGCATTGAAGAAAGGCACTTGGAAGACTTACCAGTATACCGGAGCCAATACGGAAGATAATAACTGGTACGACACAGAGAACTGGAAAGACTTCGGTTCGATGGTGCAGGGTTCAGAGTCGATGATAGACATTGACATCATAGCACCTCTACCTACAGGCTTCTACACCCTTGGCACTGCACTTGCAGCTCTGAAAACCTATCAAGAAACAACAAGTGTGAACTATCAGAAGCGTGGTTTGGTGATAAGCTATACGACAGAAGCCAATAAGGTAGAGACCAAACAGTATCAGGGCGACTCCATTGCAGACTTCTACGAGGCCGGGCTTTGGCAGGACTTCGGCGGCGGCAGCAAACTTGTGGCGAACGACACGATGGAAGACAATGGCAAAGACGCTTTCTCTACAGGAGGAGCGTATAAGGTCGTACCTACGGAGATAGAGGCTACAGAGGAAGAAGGCAGCGTATCACTGAAGCTAAAAAACAAGGCTGGCGACACCCTGTCTGAAGCCCAGTTCAGTGTGGGCACCGGTACTGGAGGTGGCGGTGGAACTACACTTGCCATCAACTTTGAAAACGACCCCTTCTATGTCCGTGCAGGAGGCACAGCCATACTGAAAGCCGCCATCCGCAGTGTGACCCAGCTATCCGATGGATCATCGCAGGACAACAAGATACAAAGTGTGGTGTTTATCAATCGCACGACCAAGACCACTGTAGCCTCATTCAAGCCCAATCAAGCAAGCAGTTCGTCGTTAAAGTCGTACACCTTCGAGTTTGACCTAAGCACCATTGCGGCCAGTGCCGGCAGCGTAGAGCTGCAAGCCGTAGCCACCGATGCCACCGGCAAGACAGCCACGAGAAACGTGGAAATGATTGCCGTTGATGTGACCGTAGAGAGCAGGCAGACACTGAGCTATACGAAGAGCACCACATTGCAGGTTGGCGGTCAGAAGGTAAGCATCCCTATGTATCGTTTCCCAAACAATGCCTCAGACAAGGGTATCCAGACGAAGATAGAGATATTCCGCAACGGTGTTTGGGAGACGCTGGAGAGTGTATTGGTTAAGGACACCTATACCCATAATGTGACCATCGACCCACAAGGCATGGGACACGGCGCGTATCCTCTTCGCATACAAGGACAAGACGTAGCATCAGGACTGCAAGGTAACACGCTGCATACCGCAGTCATGGTGATAGAGCAGCGTGAGAGCGTGAGCGACTACACGAAGCCCATCATTGTGGCACGATGGTATGACGACAGCGACGGCAAGACAAAACTCTTCAAGACCGTCAGCTTTGACATAGCCTGTTATCAGCGAGACAACGCCAACCCGAATGTAGAGGTGAAGGTGAAGAACGAGACCACTGACGAGACAGAAACGATTGCCAACAAGGTTATGAACCGCAGCAGTTACTACACGATAGAGAAACGCATTGTTGGTTATAACGACGGTGACACATTGATCTTCGACGCAACGTGTGGTGAGGTACGTCTGGCGGAGAAACTAAAAGTTGTTATTGACGGCAGTATGCTTGCCATCAGCGAAACCGAAGGCGCATACTACAAATTGAACTTTGCCGGCAGAAGTAACGACGACATCGACAAGAGTATCAAAGCCACCTGCTCAGATGGCAGCATGATGGAAGTGAAGGTAAACGGCAGCAACTGGTCGAGCAACGGTTTTGTCGCAGACAACTTCGGTACAGAAAAAGCAGACGGAAGAATGGCACTACGTGTAGCCGAGAACGTGACGGCAACATGCAGCGACACACCATTGGCAAGCAAAGACATACCAACCAATGGTATGGCACTAAGCTTTACATTCAAGGTTAAGAACATTGCCAAACGTACTGCAAAGATTATGTGGTGTATGGGCGAGCGATTGGGTTTTGTGCTTACCGGAGAGAAATTCATCGTGACCACCGCCGGAGACAGCGACGAAGCCCTGAAAGACGTACAGACCACCGCCGCCACCTCCTACCTTGACGACACCGTATATCGTATAGATATCGTGATAGAGCCACAAGCAAGAGCACCATATAGCGGTGTGATGCTGTGCAAGGTGTTCCAGAACGGTGATGCTGCAGCGTGTGTTCCCATCAGTACCGTCAACGGCTTCCCCAACATTGCTGACATGATACACTTCGACGGTACAGATGCTGACCTTTACCTGTATGAGGTAGTGCGATGGAATACCTACTATGACTTCATCCAAGCATTCAACAACTACATCGTGAACCTAACAGATACGACTGCCATGCTGACCGAGTATGAGCAGAACCAAGTGATGAGCGATGTTACAGCCGAGGGCACCACGAAACCACGCCCCGATATGCAAAAGTTGTTAGACCGCGGTATCATGGTCGTGGCAATGACGCGCACTTCGGACAAGAACCTTAGCAAAGACGGTGGCGCGGTAACGGACAGCGAGATATATTATCCTGACTACATCGAAGGTTTGAAGGATAAGAAGACATCTGTTCTGATGGACTGGTATATTTACTTCCCCGACCGTCCATGGGCAAACTGTAAGGTGGAAGCAGTACCGACAACAAACCAGGGTACCTCGACGCTTGCTTATGCCATCAAGAACAAGAAGGCCAAGTTCAAGAAGTCGAAGGGCATAACGCTACTCTATACAAGAGAGCAGATAAGCGAGATGTACAACGGCGATGAGGCTATACTTACCAAGTTTGACGATGCAGCAGCTCTTGCGAAGAAGAAGAAAATCCGCATAAATGAAGGCAGTACACCTATACAGACCATCACCATCAAGGTGGACTACTCGGACTCTGCCGGTGCCAACAACTGTGCTCTGATGGAGTTGATGAACGACACGCAGATAGCCCTTGGCAGTGACTATATGACCCCTGCCCAGCGACACAACACCGACAAGAGCGAAGAACTGCATACGAGCATTGACGGTGTGACGTGTGCCCTCTTCCGTACCGACTACCGCATAGGTCAAGACAAGGGAACACAGGCAGCAACACTACCCGAGAACGCCTACTTCCACTCGAAAGCCAACTTCAATGCCGACAAGGGTAATCCCCACTTCTTCGGGTTTGAGGACGTGAAGGGATACAATGACGGTTGCGTGAACTATGGCGACTTCAAGGAAATAGTAGCTCCGAGGGACACCGCTATTGACACCTTCAAGGCCAGTGTGCTTGCAGATACCAGCTCATTGATACCGGGTACGCTGTATATGCTGAGTGAGTTCTGTGGTCCGGAAACACGCTTCATTGAGAACGATGGTACCGGAACCATGACAGAGATAGGTGAGGTGGCCGTGGAAGACAGTCATGTGCTTGACAAGACCCTCTCCGAGGTACAGGCAGACAACGTCAAGAACTACGACTGGGGAACATCCTACAAGACATCAGACGGAAAGTATGTGCAGTATAAGGGAGGAAAATGGAAGGACACCACTGGCACCATGACTTATGACAACGCCACTAAGAAATGGAGTGTGCAAGGCCGCGTGCTGAACCCTGTGGAGTGCTACGAGTATAGACAGTATCAAGAGTTCTGTTGGCAGCAGGGCGTGAACAGTGTGGACGATATGCTGAAGACGCTGCACACCGACGATGGCGACGTTCCAGTGTGGAGCACCTATTATGAAATGCGCTACCCTGACGACGACGACTTGAACGCCCTGTATGCGTCGGGCAAGAAAGTTCCGTACCAGTTGTATAGAGAGTTGGCCTTCTGTCAGCAGTGTAACCAGAACTTGACAGACAATGCCGAAGAGAACGCCGCCACCAATGCCGACGGCAGCGAGAAGGTGTTCAACGGTGCCGGAGCAAGCACAACCATTACCCTTGGCGGCAAGACCGTAGCCGGTACCAAGGAGAACCGCAGGAAGAAATGGCAGCAGGAAATGCACAAGTATTTCTCTCCCCATTCAACTCACTGCTATGTTGTGGCGAGCGACTACAAAGCCACCGTGGACCAGCGAGCCAAGAACATGATGATAGCTGTTTACTTGGAGACCGACGGCAGCATGCGCTATTACTTCAACCACTGGTATGACGGTGACTCATGTGACGAGGCAGACAACGACTGCTACCTGACCATCCCTTGGGATATGGACGGAGCAGCGAGCCATCTGTATCAAGGATGGGACGGCGTAATGTTCCAACAGAGCTATGCCTTGTTTGATAGAGGCGAAGGCGTATGGCTTAATGATGCAGGTACGGAGACGCTGACTCTTCATGACACGGCGGCAAAGATGCGTGCTACAAAGACCAAGGCCGGCCTTGAAATCTTCTCTACCGATGGCTGCTACCGCTATTGGATGATAGACCGTATCTTGAAATGGCCAAAGGTAGTAAGCTCATTTGACGGAGAGCGCAAGTATATAGAAACAGCTACCGCTGCTGACAACCACTATCCTGCCTTGCATGGTCTGCGACTGGAGAGTCTGCCAGCCTTCCAGCGCAAGCGTTTCGCTTACAGAGACGGCTACTTCCAGACCGGTGATCTGTTCCGTCATTTCTTCCAAGACCGTGTAATGGGACCCATCACGGTGAAGATAACGGCAGCACAGGACGGTTACTTCGCCATGGGCGTGGACTCCACCTCGTCAGCCAAGTACAGTTGCTATCTAAAGGAAGGTGAGAGTCACACCTTTACAGAGGTTGCAGCAGGAGAAGGCGGAAAGCTCATCTACATCTTCGGTGCAGACAAGATAAGCGAGCTTGACATCAGCGGCTGTTCTCCTAAGAATTCAAACTGGATGCTTAGCGAGTGCACCTTACTGCGCAAGCTCGTCATTGGTGGTGAAGGATATACTCCAGCCTATACCACCGACATACTGAGCACGCTGAACTTAGGACAGATGCCTTTCTTGGAAGAGATAGACATCAGGAACACGATGATCACTGACGTGAATGCCTCGCTGTGTCCTCGCCTAAGAAAGGTGTTGGCAGAAGGTAGTCTGTTGAAGTCTATCACTCTTGCTGAGAGTTCGCCTATTGATACGCTGCACCTTCCCGGTACTATGACGACCTTGTACTTCAAGAACCTTCCTAATCTGACCTACCCCGGTGGTCTGACCATTGACGGAATGGCTAAGGTGACGAAGCTGTTTTTGGACGGAAGCCCGAAGATAGATGCCATGACGCTGCTGCGAGAGGTAACCACGGCAAGTGCGCTGAAGAGTGTACGCATAGCCGGCCTTGCAGCTACGGAAAGCGTTGAGCTGCTGCGTGCCATCAAGAACCATGGAGCCGTAGGCATAGAAGCAAACGGAGCAGACTATGACGAGAGCGGCCAGTGTAGCGGACTGATAGGCAGATGGATCCTAACCCTACTTTCAGAGGAGAGTGAGATTGCGGAGCTGAAGCGTTACTTCCCGAACCTTGAAGTTATAAACTCGCAATTCTCTGTCATAAAGATAGACGATGTGGTGAGCGGTGATTTCTGCGAGAAGTACAGCAACCCCGAGAACCAGACAGGAGCTGATTACGATAAGACCTTTGTGGCAAGCGGCCATACGCTTAAGATATTGCAGGACACCCATGCTTACAAGTGTACGTACAACTCCAGACTGAAACAGATGGAGGGTGTGCAATTGAGCGATGCAGACTTCAATAAACTTGCCAATGGTGAGAGCTTCGATGTAGGCGACAGCGCCGGTGAAGGCTTTGACATCTTCCACCACTTGCCTCATTTTTGGTACAAGGGCGTGAACGACTACAAGAACCAAGCAAAGTATATCATTCACTCAATTACAGATAATGAGCCGTTATCGACTGTAAACAACCGAAGGGAGGCATTGCTTTCAGAGCTGCTCTATGCAGAAAATACAGGCGTGTATGCTGACGAGGCAACAGTTGGCGAGACAGTTGGCGATAATATTATTGCCACAGCAGCCAATGCGAATGTCTACCGTATGGACGTTGAGGGCATGAAGCAGGTAAGATGGCCGGGACTTAACCACGCTCGTCTTGGTGCTGTCTTTACGGATGCAAACGGCAAGATATTGGGCAAGTTCATTATGATGGTGAGTCACGCTTACTTCGACTTCTCAATCGGTAACTATGTGTTCTGCGATGTGCCAAACGGTGCCAAGTGGATATACTTCACTTCGTATCGTGACATTGGCGACATAAAGTGTCTTGCTGTTGACAGCGAGCATATAGAAGCAATAGAACCAGAATGGACTGAGCACACCGTTGGTGAGTTCGACAGTCTTGTGGGAACATACCCAATCACTATTGACGGACTGAAACGGCCTCGAAGCATATCAGGTGCTGTACGTTCGAAGAAAGGTGACGGCACTTCACAGACCTCGTCAGAATGGGCATACGACACGGACGGTACACCGACCGAAATGCCGACCGGGACAATACACTACACAGCTAAGGATTTCCAGAATAGTGCGCACATGCGCGGAGAGGGCTTCCAGCTCCAAGACTATGAGCAGCACAAGGAAATCAGTAACCTGTGGTGGGCGACCCATGGAACGACCGACGAGCAGTCCATAGTTGGCAATGGCGCACATGACAGTACGCTGAACAGCCAAGACACGATAGGTATGGCAGACACCTCGTATGTAGGAAATTCAATGAACTCCATCATGGGACTCAAACATTATGTTGGCTGTGATAGTGAATGGATGGACTACATTGCAGGAAATGTGAAGAGCTATGAGACGTTCTACAAGAACCGTTGCGTGGAGACCAACGATGATCCTGTAGATTACGTGTTCCACATCTACGACCCGATTAAGAAGACGGAACGAACCGTGCAGAGTGTGAACAGCAACGGCAACTGTGTAGTAAGAGTGGTGCACGGTGCCAAGTGTGACATCTTGCCGAGCAAGGTGCACCAGACAGACACCAGCAAATACACTACACACTATGCAGCCGGACTATGGTTCCCGGGCAGTAGAGGCCGCTGTGTTCTGCGGTCTGGCTACAGCTCGAATGCGTTCAGCGGTCTCGCTTATGCGCTCGCGTACAACGCTTCTTCGTTCTCGTACGCGTGCTGCGGTGGTCGGCTCGCCTTCCGCGGAAAATTCGTCATAGTCGGATAAGCGGCAAGCGAAGCCACGAAAAAAGCGTCAGAGGGAGAGCCGCCACAAGCGGCTGCTCCCTCTCCTTGTTTGCGACCTGTGTTGAAAAAGGTAACTATCTGCGCATAGCGCAGCGAATTTTACAACTGAGAATGACGGTATTTTCAATTATTTATGTTAATTTTGCACCGCCCTATCGCTAAGGGCAGGCAGAAAATCCCACGCGCCGCTGTGTTCTGCGGTCTGGCAACAACTCGAATGCGAACAGCGGTCTCGCTTATGCGAACGCGAACAACGCTTCTTCGAACTCGAACACGAACTACGGTGGTCGGCTCAAATTCTAAGGTTAACAATAATCGGAGGCCTCTGACGTGGCACGGGATTGTCACAACCACACTCCGAGGGGTTAGAGCCTCGGCAAAAGCATAAATAAAATATGGAAAGCCGGAACACGACATTAACCACATGTGGGGAGTGCGTCAACTCCCCACAGGACAGGAAGGCTGTCAATCAACTGGAAGACTTATTAGGACAGGTAGAAGCACCAACTTCTATCTGTTTTCCTTTATATAACCTCATACCGGAAATCATTTCGGACGAAAACATGGAACGCTCGTTCAAGCGTGTCATGTCGAACCTTCATAACGCCGACACGCGAAGCGGAATAAAATGGAGGGAGAAGGTAGTTATAGATGGTGTGGAATGTACTCCACGCATGGTGCGCTATATGAAGCGCAAGAAAGAAATTATTGCCGAGCTGAAAGAACAAATAGGCAATGGCACATTTCGTGTTGAGCGTCTGTCTTCGTTTGAGGTGGACGATGGTCCGAAGAGAAGAATGGTTCAAGCGCCTCCTGTAGTGAAACGTATAGGCTGCAATGCCATCATGGAGATTGTGGAGAAACACCTTTCGCCATTGCTAATAGAAAACACGGCAGCTTCGATAGAAGGACGCGGCCCACACGGACTATTCCACAAGATGCAGGAAGTGAGAGCCGAGAACCCCGACCTTATATATTATTATCAAAGCGACTATAAAGGTTATTATGACCACATACTGCACGACAAGATGATTGACATCATCAAGCAGTATATAGCCGACCCGATATTACTCCCCATACTAATAGACTTCGTTAAGGTATTGCACCCGGATGGCAACGAAGGCATCAGTAAGGGACTACGCTCCTCACAGTTTTTCGGCAACCTGTATCACAATGACATTGACCATGCCATGATAGAGGAGTGTGGAAAGGATAACTACAACCGCTTTTGTGACGACATATACATACTCGGTGACAATAAAAAAGAGTTGTGGAAACACAGGGACACACTGCACAGACTAAGTAAACCCTACAATCTGATAATCAAGCCGAGCGAGAAGGTTGCTCCAGTGAGCGCAGGAATGGATGCACTGGGGTATATTGATTATGGTGACCACTCACGAATACGCAAGCGCACAAAGGTGAACGCTGCGAGAAAACTCGCCAAGATAAAGTCGAGAAAGCGAAGGCAACAAATTATAGGCTCGTTCAAAGGAATGGCATGTCATGCAGACTGCCAGCATTTATATTATATATTAACAGGTAAAAACATGAAGAAATTTTCAGAAATGGGCGTGACCTATAAGCCTGCAGACGGCAAGAAGCGTTTTCCGGGCAAGGTTACACGCTTGGGAGACATCGTGAACATCCCGGTAGAAATTCACGACTACGAGACACTGGACACGAAGTTTGGCGAAGACCGCTACTTAGTGTCGTTCAAGAACCCTGCGACACAGGAATGGGGCAAGTTCTTCACCGCTTCGGACGAGATGAAAGGCATCCTTGATCAGATAAGCGACATCGAGGATGGCTTTCCGTTTGAGACCGTCATCAAGTGCGAACAGTTTGACGGCAGCAAGCGAAAGTATAACTTCACATAAAGCGACTCACTAAAGATAAAAGCGTGAATTGGGCTGCATACTATATCTTTGCCTCAACAAAATCATAGCGACAATGGAAAAGATATACGGCACAACCAAACGTCAGGACGGACTGCAACGAGTAGGCAAGAATAAATGGCTGCTCTATTTCGGTCTGTATGAAACAGAGAGCGGTACATACGAATACCGCCATACGTTCACGCACAAGCCCACGCTTGACGAGATAAAGAAACTTGTTTGGGCTACGATAGACGCAGAGACCAAAGACAAGATTGTTAATCAGTTTGAGTATGAGGGCATCAAGGTTTGGCTCACAGACGAGAAGCAGCGTAACTTTGCCTCTATTGAGAACAACGAAAGTGTTACATTCCCACTTACGTTGAAGCTCAACGAGAAAGCCGACGCTACACCAATCTATCATACCTTCCAGACGCGAGACGAGTTCAAGAAGTTCAGCGAGGCCGCTGCATGTTTCATTCTTGAAACCATCAGGAACGGATGGAAGGAGAAGGACAATGTAGATTGGGACGTGTTTGACATGTAATCACAACATTATCAATAAGAGGAACAGGAGAAATCTTGCTCCTCTTTTTTTGTGCTACAATAGTTAAAACGACGCTCACCGGTTAAGTCGCTAAATTTGCCAAGAACATAAAATCATAATGGCAATGAAAAAGATTATTACATGGTTAAAATCCAGCAACCGCGGCAGACATATCGTAGGCGGCGTTCTCATCGGCTTGGGAGCTGATGATACCTACTGTGCGCTGTATGCCGGAGCTGGTGTAGCCGGAGCCTTGGAACTTAAAGACAAGTTGTATGGCGGCAAATGGGATTGGGTTGACTTCGGTTGTACGATGGCCGGAGTAGTTGTAGGACGCTTAATAAGATGGACAGTATGGCAGTAGTATTTAAACTATGGAAGTTTGCAGCCATGGCCGTTGGCGGCATGGTTGGTTGGATGATTGCAGAATTCCGACCGACCTTTCCACTTATAGCGGTTGCCATCATCTTTATACTTTATGATGCCTACACCGCTTTCAAGCTCGACAAGCGTGTACATGGAGCCTATCCAGACAGAACAACAAGAGAGAAGGCCAAATTTACCTCGTTCGCTTTCGGCAAGGTGGTGAAGCAGACAATTCCGAAAAGGTTTTCGCTTATTATTCTTGCCTATTTGGTAGAGCACTGGGTGTTTATCCACATGCAGGTGCCATTGTCGTATATGCTGACAGGCGTGATATGTTTTGAACAGGCATGGTCGATACTGGAGAATGAGAGCAGCTGCCGCCCCGAGGCGGAACATAGGTTTTGGAAACTGTTGCAACAAATCATGGTGGACAAGACAGCAAGGCACTTTGACTTGGACCTTGACAAACTAAAAGAAGAAAAAGATGATATTACTCATTGACAATGGCCATGGGGTGAACACCCCCGGCAAATGCAGCCCGGACAAAAGGTTGCGTGAATATGCGTATGCAAGAGAGATTGCAACGCGAGTTGTGAACGAGCTTCGCGGCATGGGCTACAATGCAGAGCGTGTTGTGGAAGAGGAGCAGGACGTTGCGCTGTCTGTACGCTGTAAGCGTGTGAACGACATCTGCAAGAAAGTAGGCACCAAGAACGTGCTGCTTGTCTCGATCCACAACAATGCAGCAGGAGGCGACGGCAAATGGCATGAGGCGCGAGGCTTTTCTGCCCATGTAGGCATGAACGCATCCGCAAAGAGCAAGGCCTTGGCGCAGTATCTTTGGAACGAAGCAATACTTCAAGGACTGAAAGGCAACCGTTGTGTGCCCTATGCCAAGTACATCGCCCAGAACCTTGCTATCTGTAGAGACACGAACTGCCCTGCAGTGTTGACGGAGAACCTTTTCCAAGACAACAAAGAAGACGTTGACCTGCTGTTGAGTGAGGAAGGCAAGGAGAAGGTGACAGCCGTGCATGTTAACGCTATTGTTGAATTTATCAAAGACTATTATGGATAAGAAGATTTTAGGCTTTTTGTGGGCAATGTTAGGTGTGGTTGTTGGCATCGTCTGTCTGGTTGGCATCGTGCATTGCGGAGGCTACAGCAAAGATCGTGAACCTGCAGAAGTGGTGCGTGACACTGTGATTGACACCATACCTTACTATAAGCCGGTACCCAAGGACAGTTTGGTGTTGACGTACAAGACCGTGACTCTTCCCAAGAGTGACAAGGCGCAGCCATCTATCCGTGCGGACACACAACAGGCAGAAAGCTGTACACAAAACGATGTGGCAGATGTGCGTGACAGTACGGAGGTTACTATCCCTATCATCCAAAAGATGTATAAAAGCAGTGACTATACGGCATGGGTGAGCGGATATGACGTGCAGCTTGACAGCATCTATGTATATCCCAAGCATGAGTATGTAACGCGCAATATTAAGCAGCCTCCTAAGAAATGGCATATCGGTGTGACGGCAGGTTACGGCTTCGGCAAACAAGGTATGCAGCCATATATAGGCATCGGACTAACGTATTCACTAATCTCATTCTGACATGGAGACAATAACCGTACAGATATTCAAGGACGACGTGTATGAAGAGGTGGCCAAGGCTACCGACTACACAGGCGCGAAGCTGATAGACGGCGACGAGGGAGCGCGAGACCGCATCCTTGCCACGGACAGCGACCTTTCAGACCTCGGAAGGTTTTGGGAGGAGTCGGTGCTTGCCACCAACGAGAGACTGAAAGAGATGCTCGTGAGCGGAGCTACCAAGCAGATACCTGTAACGATAACTCTACAGTCTAAAGAAGTGGAGGCACAGAGCATCGTTATTCCGTCGCAAGTGACGAGAACAGGCTACGAAGCCGTGCTTGAGGTTAGCAAGTCATTTGACAAAGGACTGAAAGACAATGTACAGTCGGCCCTTCGCAACTTCTTCATTGCCTCAATCATCGCACAGTGGTTTAAGCTGGCCAACAAGGGCGAAGCCGCTGACTACTTCAACCAAGCCGGAGAAATGATGGACGGTGCGGAGCGTCTACTATACAGCCGCAAGAGACCGACCCGTCCGAGTGACTAACAAATAATATTTTATTTACATGGAAGGACAAGAAAAGACATTAGGTGCCAAGAAGAGCGTGACGGCAACCATCAAAATTTCGTGGCTTCTCTTCGACATCATGAACGAGACCTTCTTGCGTGGCCGTACTATCCAGAACAAGGACAACCACAAGGAGGTGGCGAGCATGTTTGCCTCTGAGGACGAAGAAAACCGCGAGAAGATACTTCGCTCTATCAAGAAAGGCTTTGCCGAGGTGAAGACAGAATTGTCAGACTACCTCAACGAGGACGGCACAACCACAGACAACAGCCACTATGACGGCAGCACAGACCTGACGCTTAACCTCACAATGCCGAGCAACTTCAACGAGGCAGCAACCACCGGTGTGGGCGAGGCTATCCACGACTACCTGAAGAACTCTGCCATCGCCGAGTGGTACATGGTGACAAACAAGGCAGACGCTGAACAGTACATTGCCCTTGCACAGAGAAGTTTACTGAGCATCCAACAGGCAGTGAGCAAGCGTAGCCGCCCGAAGCGTCCAACAGACTAAGGAGGAAGGATTATGAGCTGCTGCATAGAGAATGAGGGAGCGAAGCTAAAGGTGAAGCTTACCTTCGAGCGAGAACAGCTGCTCTATGACATCAAGAACAATGCCTATGTGGAGAGCCATGTAATGGCCCCGGAAACCGAGCACGCCAAGCACATGGTGGCTGACGTTGGCGAGGAGGGCAATGTGGACCGGGTGACAAGAGTGCTGGATTTGGGTATCTCCATGTGCCGGGAAATGCTTTACCCTTGGTCAAAGAAGGAAATCGTCAAGACAGAGTTTGACGACAAGCTAAAGGAGAGGGAGCAATATCATATAAACATGAGTGTGCCCAACACTATTTCGCAAACCACGCTGACCTATGTGGAAAGGCTGATACACGAATACCTTGTGTGCCGAGGCGTGGCCGACTGGCTAAGCATAACCAATCCGTCGAAGTCGGAGACGTGGCTTGCCAAGGCTGCTGAGGCTGAACAAGAAATACGCACCTCCATCCATTCGAGAATGGAACGGAAGCGTATCAGGCAACATTGGTTAGGATAATAAAGACAAGAGCCGAGGTGCATCACGCATCCCGGCTCTTTTGAATAAGATAGGCCACCTCAGCAATTGAAGCGAGCTTCATTGCGTTCGGTTTGCACTATCTTTCGTTACCTAAAACAATCTAACCTTAATAAATAACTAAACCTAATAATATCTTCTTTATCTCGGCTTGTTGGTTTGTCGAGGTGTGAACTCGACTGACGCGCCGTAGATGTTTTCATCTGGTGAGAGTGTGGCTACACCGGCAATTCGGAAATACTTGTAAGGAGAGCCACGGAAGCCCTGTAGATAATGGTCTTTGCTTGACCATACAAGGTGCCAGTTCTGCAAGTCGCGTGAACCGTAGAGGGCCGTAGATACGTTTCCTTTGCGGAACAGTCCACGCTGTATGACACTGGCGACAGTCTTCAATACGTTTGCCGCTTCAAGTTTGAGAGGACGTGTGACGTATAGGCATTTGACAGTATCTGTTACTGGTACCGAGAAATTGAGCACAGCATTTTTAGTGTCCATGGCCAGTGCATCCGGGTATGAATTGAGGTGTGAGGCAATGTTGGAGAACATCATTCCCCACTGATTTGTTTTCAGCGAGAAGACATAGGCGTATGTGATACCGGGCGCATAGACAATGACGCGCTGATGAACATAGTCGTATAGCATCCGGCACTGCTTCAAGAACTTGGTGAAGGACAGCGTAGGCAAGCACTTGTCTGTTGCAGGTTCATGTCCGAGCATGGTGTGCAGCTTGTCGAACCCGGGAAGCCGGAGCGCATCGAACGGACATTCGGAGTTGATGGCTTCGGATATGCACTGCGTCTGCGAGCCGCTGATCAGCATTATGCCGCGGTCGGTTGGGAAGAGAACAGCGGAGTCGAGCTGTGTGATGCCGTCGGGGTTGATGCACACGTCGCGCGTGATGGGCTGCTTTGCAGAATAGGTGCCAGTGGACGAAACCTCTAACGCCCATACACCCTCAGAGGTGAAGGCATAGAGAGGGAACTGACCGAACTGTCCTTCTGAGAGAGCCTTTGCTGCAGAACAGATGCCCTTAATCTCTCCCGTGCCAACGGTGTTGATACCAAGTACCGGGAAATAGAAGGGGTTGTTGACCTCGGAGGTGTAGATTTTGTTGGCAATCTCAATGGGGAAGCTGTTGTCTTCGTGTGACGGATAGACAGACGGCAGTGAAGTGAAGTTCTTTTCACGTACCAGTTCGTAGTCGAGGACAGCAAAGGCACCATTCAGGAACTCATGCTGTTTGAGGTCGATGGCATAACATGCAGCACTGAAATTATAGATAACCATTTTGTAGGCATTCGGGTTTGGGTAGAAAACATAACACCCCCACGAATGCTTACTCTTTTTCGTCGTTTGCGTTGAACCGCTGGTAGATACCATTTCTGAGCTACAGAATAACTGCATACCCATTCCATAAAAACGGTCGTCGGAAGCCACAGCATATTCCTGTCCGTTTTCTTTGATGTTAACCATAATGGAATAATCATCAGTAGAGAATGCCGCCATTGATATGTTTAGTGTGGAACCGTTGGGTTGCCAGTTGTAACGTCCATTGCAATATGCGAACATAGACTGGGCCAGATAGCCGGTAAATGGCTTGCGTTTGAGTCCGGACAAGTTGAGGCGACTATTATAGACGAATGAGTAATCAGCATGCAGCTGGTCATGCGTCAGATAGTCATCGGTCATAACCTCGCGCGTAACAAGAGACTGTAGATATTCATCATCAACAATAATGTCTTTTCGCTTATTGTCGGCAATGGCATCTGCAATTTCAAGTGAACACAGCTTGTAAAACGTTGAAGTGTTCTTGATAGACTCAGACACCTTTCCTTCAGTGAACTCCGGCATGTGGAAAGCCGTAGAAGGATAAGAGCGGTCAGACGAATAGTACATAGCGTAGATCTTAGAATACTCCCACTCACAGTAGTAGTCAAGAAATTCCTTAGAAGAGAACTGCCCGAGTATTTTGTCTTCTGCCTTTGTCGATGTTACGGTGTCCTTATTGTCGGCATACAGACGGCCAATAAACTTTGTATTGTAGTTGTCAACATCTGACATGGAAGAAATCTTTCCTTCTTGGTCGTATGTGTATATAGGCTTGGATATGAACACATCAATACTCTTGATAATGTCGGACCAGTCATTAAGATCGTACGAGTCGTCATTCCGTACAACCTTATAGTCGAGCGATGCAGCCATAAGCATGATGTCACAGACAGCCTCTGTATAACTGTTCTTGCCCTTTGCCCTGTTCCACCATACAATGGGAGCTGCCTTAGTAGATGGGTTCATGAGAATGGGTGCGGAATGATAAACAAGTGAACCGTCGTATAGGCGCAAGGCATAGCGGACAAAGAACGGAAAGCAGAACCGTCCTTTGTTGACAGTCTCCTGAGCAACGAACTTGTTGACCTTCGCCATTATCTGTTCGGTGATACGAGTCTTGTTGTTTTCTGTGAATTCGTTGTAGAGTGCTCCCTCGGAAATACCATCAAAGTAAATGGTGAACGTACTCTTGCTATCATCGGAAAGACTGAACAAACGAGGATGGCCGACAAGACCGAACGATACTTCAACATCCGGGATATGGTCGCCCAGTTTGACGTATTTGCCAGACTTCCACAAGTAATAATAGAAGCTGCCGGACGTAAAGACGAGCAATGTATTACCTACAGCATTGAAATGAGAAACACTATATAGTGAGCCGACCTCTATGCGTTCTGTTGTGTCCTTGTCAATAGAGGCTATTTTTCCACTCTTCTCAGAATATACGATGTAGTGCGTGAAAGAGGAAGTCTTGTGTATAAACTTGACGACCTCACCATCTTGAAGCTGCATAACTTCTGATGGCGCGAGGATAGGCTTCAAGGCACCGTCTTCTGGCAGCAGGTTGATGGACACGGCAAGAGAACCGTCGGAACATTCATAGTCTGACGGCACAGCGGAGAAGCCACTATATTTTATTTCTTGGTTCATAACGGATGCTTAAATATTATTGGTAAAACTGTTTCGCCGTCGCGTTTCTCTGCTTGGCCTATCATGAATGAGGCACGCTGCTCTTTTATGCCGCAGTTGTCGAGCATGAGCCGTGCGAGGAGGACGGAAGATGCACAGTAGTTCTTGGAACCTTTCTTTGTTGGGTGACACTGTGCGACATGCCGTCCTATTGCATTTTGGTGCCGGACTGCAAGCAGATAGCACTCGCCAAGATGGAAGGCTACGTTGATACTGTCGCCCGGCTGGAGCGAGAGTAGCCGCACGACTCTTGCCGTAATGGAAATGCGGCCATTACGGGAGAATGTTATGTCGGGGCGGCGTGTTCGTTCCAAGAGTTTAATCATAATGCAAAGATATAGGGTTGTTGATGAAAGATGGTTTTAAGTTTAGAAGGACGTTCAATCCATCATGTGATGATGAATTGAACGTAGAAGTGAAACTCCCAGCACAACCTTGGTATTTGTGGGTAGTGCTTTGTATACTCATTGTAGGGGAGGTATATGCACCGCTCCTTGGTGTTGCAGTGAATACCTCTCCTACGTAGCTTGTAGAGCATGTTAGCCCTGCGTTTGGGATGGCGCATCTTTCAAGAGTTTAATGCGAGTTTCAAGATGGTGAAGATACATACCCATGCTTGTATGCTGTAGACTAAGTATCCAAGCATGCCTTGAACCGCATTCTTTTACAGTATCAACGTTTTCAAGGTTGGAGAGTTTGTCGTAACGCTCCTTCAATTCGTCACGCTCTATCTGCAAGCGGTCGAGGAAGCTGTCAGCACACTTGTAGGCTTGCTCAAAGACAGACTTAGGAGACCAAGAGTCGTAGGTGCTGCCGTCCGGGTTGGTGTACTGAACGTGGTAGCCCTGCCGCCATTCGTGGCTGTCCTCGTTCTTGCGAGCGTAACCATTCTCTACTGCGGCCAATTCGTTCATAGGTTCGGCCTTAACCTGTTTTGTTCCGATGTAAGTTTTCATTGTTTTGTTGATTAAAAATTATTCCAAAGGTAATATTTTCTTGGATTTTTAACGGGAAGTACTACCTTGTACGCTATTGGCTTTGTCGGTATCGGTGCATACCTTTTCTCATATTTGTATGCGATATTAAGAGCATGCTGCAAGCGTGGGTTCTTGCATGCGAAAAACGAACAAATAGTAAACCCCTTGTAACCGTTCCAATAGTTCGGCTTGAATGAATAGAAAGCATTGAATATTTTTCTTGCAATTCTTCTTTTCATATTGTTTTGTTATTTTTTAAGCCCAAGGGCTTTGTTAATTTCATCTACGCGTTGTCTAACACGTTTCTCTCTTAGTTCAAGATGTACAGTCAGGTCGCATTCCATTATGAGGCGTGATATTTCTGGGCGTGAGTCTTCACTCTCCAAAACACACTCTCGGAAGTCGGCTACTCCATGGTTGAAGAAAATCTCGTAGTAGTGGTCGCCTACATGAGGATAGTGATAGAAGCGTCCGCTGTCTTCCCATGTGATACGATGGTCGCGAAGCGCATTGCGATAGTCGGCTATATCCTTGTCTGTTGCGAGACGAAAGTGATAATAGCGTACTTCGCCACTCGGATGAGTTTTTTCTAATTTGCAGCCTAATGTGCACTGGGAAAAATCGGAGTCGTGCAAATCTTCATAAGGCGAATAAGCTCTCCAATTGGCAAGGAACATGTTGTCCTTTGGTCTTATTCCATGCCAGAAGAAGATTTCTCGTCCTGCAATTCCGTCTCTTGTTTGTACTACAAGGTCGTTATGATTGAACCATGGACCACGAAGGATGAACAGTTTTCCGTCCTGCTCGCGGTATTGAGTGCAGCCGTTCTTTTGGTTGGCATAGTAAGAATTGATACGGTTCTCACCGTTCCATTCAAAGGTGGCTTCTACGAATGCTTGGTCTTTCTTTTCTCCGCAGTCGAAAGCCTTGACTTCACAAAGACGGCCTTTACCGTTAACTACATGGAATGGTATGCCTTTAGCCTTGTATGTCTCATATCGTTTCTTAGAGAAACGTTCTATAATGATGATGTCGTCCGCCGCCTCCACAAGGTAGACAAGCGGATGGCGGACGCAGCGTAGC